GTTTCCTTGTCCAGCGGCGCGACGTAGCATCCCGTCTCTCTTAGCCATTTGAAATAGCGCTTGAGGAAGGTCACCTCTTCGATTGAGCGATAGGGAGGGGGGTGAAGATCGTCTTTTTGGTCACTCGTGTACTTCAAGCCAAATGCGGGAAAACTCTCCATCATAGTGTTCTGATTGAAGAACACGATGGCTTCGTCGGAAATCCCAAGCATATTGTCGTCACCATTCATGACAAGGCGCACGTTCTCATTGAACGCCTTGAGCGAAAGTGTAGGGCTTATGTACCTGCCATATGAGACCTTGAGCCAGCACAGACGAAATGCAATCAAGCCAAAAATCGAGTTGATGATGGAAGTCATTGGATTACCCGAAGGCATACCATGATCGAGTGTGTAGACTTTCCCACCACTGGCTCGGTAAGGCTGGGCGACTGTGACGGCGTACACGTCGAGAATCAATTCCTCCCTGGTGCCTTTGAGGCCCGTTAGGAGTTTCATAACTCTCATGACGGCATGAATCAGCTGGCACGACTGTGAATTGTCAAAACCAGAAAAGTCGCCTGCCACAATCTTTTTCCCGTAGGCTGTGAGATGACGCACAAGCATATGCCACTCCTTGGAGTAGGGGTTTGTTCCGACGGCAATGCCGTTAGTGATGCGCGATGCGATTAAATCATTGCACACTGCCCCGTATCTCTTCCGGAGAGCAATTGTCATTGGCAAGTCGCACGCAGCGATAAGCCGTGTCTTGGCGTCCTCATATTTCTTGAGGGAGACTGGCTCGTCCTTAAGAACATCCACGTAAACGCGGTCCTCTGTCACGATACCCTGAGCTGCAAGGTCTTCGATCTTGCTAACTCGCCTCCGCAGGTCATCACACAATTCCCCTGTGTAAGTGTATTCGCCTTCACTACCAACGAACTCCTTTTTCCCGTTTTTCACACGGGGATCATTTCGGTAAGAAAAGCCAGAAGCAGTGTTCCTTGGAATAGACCCCAAGCAGGGTAAA